CAATAGACCTTTGAAACGCTCAACAGACCAACGTCCATTAGAGTCAATATCTAAGTCAAATGTTCCTGCTGTTGCTGTTGCAGGTGAACCTGTTTTTGCAACTTGATAAATTGTTCTAACAACTTCACGATTGATTTCAAACATGAATTCTTGTGACAATATGTTGGACAATTCTGCTTCTGCGTCAAGCCCGTGAATTGCTTTCAAGTCTTGTGCCAATTCAACAGTGTACTCTGCCTTCAATGCTCTTGATTTAGCAGTAACTGTAGTCTTGTCAATTGAGAATGACATTTCATTAAATTGACTTGCAGCTTCCATAGATGCTGTAGAGACTGCATTACCTGTGGTGTATGTACCAAACACTGGGTTAGAACCAGAATGAGCTGGTAATGAACCTGTACCTGGAATAGAACCAGAGAATGAAGTGTTGGCTTCGTTAAACAATGCCTCAACTCTGTTAGTAGTATCATTACGTTCTGTTTTGTAGATTGATCTCATTGCGAAGATCAAGCCTGTTGGGCCAGTCATTGGTTGAACACCGCAAATGTCATAAGCCATTAGGTTAGGCATAGCACGACGAACCAAACCGATTAAGATTGGGTCATATTTGTCGATACCTGCGGTTGCGCTAATGTTGTTTGATGGAGTCTCGAACAATGCTTGACGCTCTTCACGTAAAGATTTTTCTTGGTTCTCTAACAATACAGCTGTAACTTGACGCTTGTAGTTGTCTTTAATTTGTGGCAGGTCTGGATGATCCAGAATTGCTGACCACTTTTGTTGAATATTCTCTGATAAAAACATTTAATGTCTCCTTGTTGGTAACTGTTTGAACTTATAGTTATTTATAAGTTATGCTCTTTTGATTGTTCTTGATAAGGCTTGTGCATAAGTCGAAACAACATCATTGCCTGAATAGACTTCAGTTGGTGCGATTTCTTCTATAAGCGCTTGCTTTGCTGTTTCTTTTGTTACAATAGCGCCGCGTGGGAAATAATTTTCTTTAATAACAGATACTTTTTCTTTATAGAAATCTGCATTATCGAAATCTACACCCTCTAGAAGTTTTGCTAATTTGTTAGCCTCAGTATCTGCTAGATCTTTAGACATTTCCTTAATGATAAGTTTCTTTCTTAGATCTGTTACTTCGGTATTTAAATTAACATTATTTTCCAACTGACTGTTTAGTCCTTCTTCCAACTCCGTTACTTTATCTTGCAATTCACTAATTACATCATATTTTTCTTCAGGCACTTCAATGTAGTGTTCTTTGAATAGGGCCTTTAGACCTGACATGAAATCTTCGGCAATCTCTGAACGAAGACCACTCTCAACAGCCAATTTATTTTCTTCTAAGTAGTTCTCAACAACATAGTTGAGATAAGCGTCAATTTTTTCTACAACGCCTTCGGTATATACTGTAAATTCCTCAGCATATTTTTCTTCTAATGCTGCTGATACTTTTTCCATTTCATTATTAACGCGAGCAATAACTGCTGCTTCAAAAATGGATGTTGCTTTTTCTCTAAAGTCTTCCGATAAATCTTCACCAAAGATTGGAGAAAGATCAATGGGTTCAACAGTAGTTTCTGTTGTCTCTTCGTCTTCCATTTGTTCTTCTTCAGCTACAACTTCAAGATCTTCTTCTTCAGCTTCTTCTTCATGAATACCTGTATTCTGAGGAATTTGGCTTAGATCTTTTACTGTTGTGAAGTTCGGTGCTTGACCAACTGGACCTTTCATTGCAATAGTATTTTTAGAAATACCTTTTGCAGTAATCGCTCCTTGGTTAACATCTTTTTCATCTCGAGTTTCGTGAGATGCGTCTTGCGAATCGCCTTGTCTTGGCTGACTACTATCGCCAGAGTTGGCAGCTTTAATTGTGGAATCTTTTTGCTTGGTAGGAACCATAGCTCCAGCTTCTTCATTAACTGAAGTTTTTGCTGTTACTTTTTCTAGCAATTCCTTAACTTTACTTTCTACTGACATTAGTGTCTCCTAAATGTATTGATGTTCTTCAATTGATATTTATAATTCTAGTTACCTAGACAATTGATTAACAAATTGTTCAAATATTTTTAACTTAACTTCATCCAAGTTTTTCTTAGATGTAGCCCTTATTTGCTTTTGTGCCGCCTCAATGTGGACTGCTTTCCAAATACCATTTTCTAGTATCCATTCTGCAGATTCCATAATGCCTTGAACAAAAGCCTCTGGTGCAGAAGGATCAGCCACAATATCAACGGTTGCTAGATGAAAGTCATCCTGCACTTCGTTAATTCCATTTGAGTTCATTTTTAACGATCCTAGCCCTCTAGTCGATACGCCCAAACGAACCTCATTTTCTATTAAATTTCTTGCAATAACACCCATTGGTGTTTCTAAAATTTTTGCTCTGCCCATCACATCTTTGCCTTCCATCTTTAGGCTAGTGATTAGGTGGGAAACCTGATGTAAGTTTATTGAAGGATTCTCAGGATGACCAAGTTCTCCTAGAGATCTTTTTTGTCCGATTAAATCCTGATATTTGCCAACTTCTCTTTCCATGATATTTTTACCATAAGATCGATTGTTTTTATTTGCAGTATCAGATTGTGCAAAAATTCCTTCGATGTATACATTCTTGCCGCCGCCCTCTTTGGCTTCAATCAGATAGTTTAAATCTTGTGCTACTTCTTTAATTAGTCTCATAATTATTCTCTTAATGTCTATTTGCTTGTAAATCTTGTGCAGTAAATCCTACAGGTTTTGACAATGTCATAAACAAGGTTCCTCCCCCAGGCGGCATTATTACATTAATATTTGAGCTTGCATTTGTACTGTCTGATATACCATATTCTTGTGCTAATCCCCAATTATCTGTACCATGTAGAATAAAAATGTTTGGGCCAGTATTTGCCGGTCTCTTAATAATAACAGGATTAAATGGAGAATCAGATACCGACCAAGTTAATTGGGTAATAGGTACTCTTAAATTAGCTTGTACATCTATAGTATTATTAGCCACCGCCAAATCTACTAAATTGACATTAGCACTACCATCTCCCACAAACTTAATTATAGTTTGTTGATGAGTATTTTTAAGTATGGTTGTTGTTACTGTCATTTTGTTCTCTTATTTAGAAGTTGGCTTCTTGCCTGTTTGAGGCACGCCCATTTTCTGTTGTAGGTTTTTTAATTGATCTTTATCCGAACCGCCGGTTAAAGCTTTACCAACTTTCTTAGCAACAGTCTTTACAGTATCCATCATGCCTTCTTCTACAGATTCAACATCTTCATTTCTAGATTTGCCTTTAGCGCCGTACGAAGCAGCTAAAGCCATTTGAATACGTTTTGCTTTAGATTTACCTGCAAATTTAGGATTATCAGAATGCACAAAATCGTGTATGTATTTTCCGGCAGGATCCGAGGCTTTTAGTTTTTCTTCTAAATAACTCTCTCTGAGTTCTTTAAATTTCTTCATGTTCTTCTTGTCCCTGTTCTTTGCCTATATTAGATGCAAGTTCCATTTTTTTGGCATCTAATGCATCAGTAATTTTTGTTGCCATGATTTCATTAAATTTTTCCATAGCATCAGTTTGCTGATTATTAATAATACTATCTACCATGTGATGAATGACTGACGATTCCATAATTTTTCCTTTACATTATTTATTGAGGCGGAGGTTGCTGTTGATCCTGATCTTGTCCTGGCGGCGGTTGACCTGGGGGCATACCCGGCATACCAATTTGCGGCGGCGCTGGTTCAGAATCTATCTGTTTCTTCATTGCCGCAATTTCTTTTTCCGACATTCTTAGTATATTTTTCATAACATAATCTTGACTGTAATATGCACCAACAAACGGTTGAATTTGCAATAACAAATCAATTCTATTTCTCATATTCTCAGCATCTTTCATTTCTTCAAAATACTGATCCTGAGTATATCTATATTGGATTTTATCCTTTATAGTAGTCCAGTCTTTATCAGTCAATACACCTTTTAGTAATAATTGCGTTCTTAATAAATCAGTAAACAATTCATTAAACTTTCTTCGCAATCTACCAACAAACTTCGCAAATTTCAACTCATCTCTAGTTATCTCAGTCGCCCTACCAAACGAGATACCTGATTGCGGTTGCATTCTTGACAAAGGAACATTTAATGCCTGATATAATTTAGTTTGAAAATAGTTCACATCCTCAATCTGACCAAGATTTTCTCCACCGGCCAATGTATCAATTTCTGTGCCTCTGCCACCTTCTCTTCTAGGCAACCAAAAGTCCTCAAGTGTTGACATCATCTTACGATCGTCTCTAATCTCACCTGTATTCGAATCGTACACAATTTTATTTCTGTAACGAGCCATAATATCTTTTAAATATTGCTCAGCTTTTAACTTAGGTAAATTGCCTACGTCAATATAAAATATTCTTCTCTCAGGTGCTCTAGCTATTCTGTAAATAACTAATGCATCTTCCATCATCTTTAATTGGTTAACAGGCTTGATTGCTCTGTGTAAATGACCAATTACTATATTCTTATCATAATCCAATAGACCAGATGGCACGAAACAAATTGCATCTGTGTTTATTCTAATACCCTGATTCGCAGTACTGGAATAGGTTGGATT